ACCTGCTGTAACAGTACCCCACGATGTATCTGTTCCGTCAGTTGTTAAATACTTTCCACTTTCCCCAGATACGTCAGGAACTATTGCCGTAGTAGACGTAGAAGGAAAACTGTTTTTTAGGACAGTCTTCAGCATCCTCAAATGATCGTCGCCTTCACCAACGGGGTCACCAACAACTGGGTTAGCGGTGTCTAATTGTGTTACCCAACTGGCTGTTTCAACACCCATTATGCACTCGCTGCCGTAAGAGTTACAGTCACCTCAAGAGTATCCCCAGAAATAACATCTCTGGAAGAAGCAAAGTCCACCACACCGTATAGTGATCCAGTTGAAGACCCCTTAGTATCAGAGGAGGACAAAAAGGCCCCCGCTATCGTAGCCGTTCCATTTATAGAGTATGTGGCCTTACTAGAAGAGTTATCACAGGTACTGGTGGTTGTGCCAGTTACAGAACCCAGCGTTAGAGTTTGTCGGTAAGATTGGGAGTAGGGTGTTAATTCGCCCCACGTTGAGTGAGAACCCATAGTGTCAGCAATTACTGGTGTTCCTGACCCCTTTAAGCCAACATACCAGCCAGTAATCTGAGTAACGCTCTTGAACGTACCTCCCAGCACATGGTTCGCACCCTCTGTTGTAACGAGATTCTTGTTTAATTCCCGCCACTTTTCCTGACCGTCAGAACCATAACAGACCACTTCCCATATATTCTTCAGGCCGATAGTATAATCATTATCGTGTTTCATTATTAAGCCTCCGTCGGCCTTCATTGTTGGTTGCATTTTCAATCTGGGTAATCCACCTTAGTCCATGTTGTTGATGGGTCTGTTTCACTAGACCACGTTGAAGTAGGATCAGTTACAGCGGTCCATGTCGTTGTTGGGTCTGTCTCCGGGTTCCACAAGAAACTATCTACGGCAGTTTGGGTAAAACTACCCGCAAACGTAATGGAATCTTCATAAAGCAATCCGCGAGCCGATGTATAACCGCTCTCAACATCAAAGGATATTGAGGGATTCATAGTTAGATCAGTAGCCAGGGTCTGTGCTAAATCAGCAGCAAACGTACCAGCACCTTGCACTATAACCCCATGCTGTATGTCAGAGCCTACAGTTGTTCCAAATGACGTAGATACTGGCATAGTAGCTACACCAGTATTCGCATATGACGCGCCTAGCCCGAAAGAGGCGGAAGCCCCCTTGGTATGACTAGCTCCTAAAGTAAACCCATCACCTATAGCGTAAGTAGCACTGCCTGTTTCAGCGGGGGTGTTCCAATTTATTCCTATATTGCTCCATAGGATGGGAGAGGTAGCCTCCGCCCATGTGATGGGCGCTGTCATTACATATAACCGCTAGTGTTCATTACCCTGAGCGCAGAGCCAGAGTGTCTGTCCTTATTGTCCTGTTCCTGTAGATCAGCAATACCCTGTTGAAGGGCTTGCGCCCAGAGAGGAACCCTCTCATCATTCATTATAAAAGGCTCTGCCTCCAGCATAGTTCCATAGAGGTATATATCTGGGGCATTAGTCATTAACCAATTAACTGAATCAGGGTATCCTGATGTTGTTGCAGTGCCAAGGTTGTCGAACTTCTTATAGAACAGCATCTCCACCTCCATAACGCTACCGGGGATGGGGCCAAACGAAACCTCATTTGCCAATATAGTATAGAACTTTGGAGTTCCGCCACGGCTGCCGCCCCACAGCCTATCATATATTTCTGGTGTTACATAGGATAAAGTTGTTAGGGGCGATGTATTAACTTGGAAGTTACGCATCTGAATATAGCCAGTAGGTAATGCTAGATTCCTCTGGGCTGCCACAGTATTTGCAGTATACTTAGCCTCCATAGAACGTAGGCGCAAGACTCGATTGAATCTTGCTTCTGCCAAAGCAATAAACTCCGGTATCCTATCAGTCAGATCATCCCTGTCCAGCCAGTTAGCTACAGCCGTTTTTAATTCGGTGTAGTTGCTAATAGCCATTAGACGTTACGGGCTGAGAAGAATACGTTTTGGTTTAAGATTCTGTATCCGTTTGCTGTGTCAGTTTGTGCGCGTCCCGCGACGCCGAATGCGTATAACCACATAGTTAAACCCTCGTTGGTGTAGTTCTAAAATATTTGTTATCTGGATCGTTTAGATACTTCTTCATAAGTTTATGATCTTTCTCTATTGCCCCATTAGTTTCCTTCATCCATTGAGTCCATATATTCAACGGTATAGAGGCTACCCTTACGCCTTCGCCAGATTTCCCAGGAGTAAGTAAGTCGCCATAATTATTATAGGCTTTCTTGTTCTCCTCCAGAACTGGCTCTACGTCCTGATATGTGTTTACAGTAAACTCTTTTTCATCCGCACTTGAATGGAAAGTAGTATGTAACATATTAGGTTGTACTTTTTTAGTCATCTTAAATGATGCCCCTGATCTTCCCCCTTTACAATTTTATCCATTCGGGATTTTGTATCGGAAAGTTTTTCTTCAAAAGTCATAGGTTGCTGTGTTTTTTTCCGCTCAACAGGTTTCTGTTTTACAGACTTACTCTTTTTACCAGCCATAAACCTTTCCTACCTTTGAAACCTGAGCGCTTATAACATTATCTATAGACCCATTATGATCTGTATGCCCTAAAGCACCATCCTTACCCGGTCCATACTTTTTAAGTTTGGGTTCCCCCTCTGCGTAAGGTGGGGGATTCATATCTGGACCAATAGCTGTCGCAGTTCCCTTACTGGGCGGTTGTCCAATATTTGCCATCTTATTTCTCCTTTGAGGCAAAGCCCCCCGAAGGGGGCTAAACCAAGACTATTTAGATTGCGCTCTTCAACTGGCCACTTCCGTTGCCATTCTTAGCTCGCAAACCGTACTCAGCAATCAAAAGCTGTTTTACACTGTCGCCAGATTTGGCAAGAGTTTCTGTACGGAAAGGACGTAGATAGTCAACCGACCAAAGATCAAAGTCTACAAAGTCAACCTGAGTTGTCGGAATAAACCTATCAGGCACAACCTTAAACGTGCCAAAGTCCGTAACAAGAACATCAACAGCATTTACGGCAGTGATATTGTCTTTAGAACCAATATCCTTTCTGGGTGCAGCAACCACAGCGCCACCAACAGTAGATGAACTGATAGTACCCTTTACTGTGCTATCACACAAAATAGTATCGGGTGATCCACCCAAATTCCAGATGCGTGCAGCTACATTGTTGACTAAGGCAAGCGTAATGGCTGTATCAGCACCACCCGTACCTGCCTCTGTAGTACCATCTGGACCGACAACAGGAGAGCTACCACCATTGTTAGTCAAACCACCGCCAGTAGAGGCGGCAACAACATTTGACGTTCCAACAGCGGTCGTACCGATCCAAGTTGAAAAACAAGCGGTGTTTCTAGCAGAGCCAGAAGAACCAGCAGCCTTAACCGTACCCTCAAGCAACATTAACTCCATGTCGCGCTTCATCTCTTTTGCGCGCTTCGCTAGCTGATAGGCTTGCGTGGATTTTCTACCGGCAAAATCGACCGCTTCCGCAGTTCCTGAACTTTGGACCTGTGTGGCCGAAATTTGGGTGTAGTTGGAAAGTCGGCGTGGCTCAGTCTCAGCAGTTGAAGTATAGTCGTTACCCTCAATCTGCGTGTTACTGGCGGCTGCCTTTAACGAATCTGTCTGCCACTCAAACAGAGTGTTATCAGCGGTTCCACGACCACAACCGTTCAGAAACGGTGTGTCCATAGGGCTGATATTATATATAATATTACTTAGGTCTTCCCTGATGCCTATAGCACCATAGGTTTCCCTAGTATTTGTAGGAACGCCCATAGCGTTTTCCCTCCTTAGTTAAATGTCTATAAAATCCTCAAGAAGTGCAGACGCATCATCAATATGCCCTGTACCCCTTAGCCGTTTCATTTGGGCTTTACGCTGAGATTTTCCCTCTTGTGATTTCTTTGTTCCTGTGCCAGCTCTCACAACCTTTGGCTTGTTCTTTACTTTCTTGGCCCTAACATCAGCCTTTTGTAGCGCGTCATACTTCTGCGCTTTCATAAGAACAATGAGGGATCTGTGATCTACAAGACCACCGATTTCCTCTGTTGAGTACCCTTGGTTAATAGCATATGCTCTCAGGTCTGTAGCAAGTTTCTTCTGGCTCGTTGGCTCTCCCCATTCGGGCACCGCCGCTACCAGTTTTCCATGCTCCTCCCTCAACACACGCTTCTTAACCTCTTGCATTTCAGCTTCTTGCTGCTGCTGAACTTGCTGAACCTGGTACTGGTTTTGTCGTACACGCTCTTGTATCTCTCGGTACTCGTCGCGTTTGGTAATATACTCTATGGGGTCATCAGTCTTGAGAGTGTCCCAATCTATATTACTGTACTGATCCAAACCAGCCATGGAGCTTTGAATCACTTGTGATAATGCTTCTGCGTATTGCTGACGCTCCTGTTGCAGCGCGGATATTTCAGCTTGATACTGAGCCTGAGCGGCCTCAGCATTTCTTCGATCCTCTGCTAACTCTTGCGTCTTTTTGGTGTAGTCTGAGTGGCGGGAATAACCGCGTATCAGCTCATCTTCAGATACCTCTGTGTCCTCACCGTTTACCTTTACAGTATAAAGTGTGACCTCATCGGACTCTTCAGTTTCCGCATCCTCGTCGGTTTCCTCATCCTCATCAGGCTCTTCGCCCTCTTCTTCTTCCTCATCGGGCTGCTCCTCTTCCAATGATTCGTCTTGAGTTTCCTCGGTAGACTCTTCTTCTTCGGTAGGTTGTGCTTCCTCTGTTTCCAGCTTTTCCTCGTCTTGAGGGTCCAGTAAACTTAGAAGTGCTTCTTGCGCCTCGTTTATACTTCCATCTGGCGCGGGTATTGGCCGTAATCCAGCCGGTTGCTGCTGCGGGGCGTTTTGCGTATCCGCCATGTCATGTTCCTCTTATCAGATGAATGGGTGTTGCTTCTCCAGTACCTTAGCCATTTGTCCAGTTTCTAATATGGATTTGAAATGACCATGAATCCTTTCGAGCAATCGCATCGCAAGCCAGATTGATTCTCTGGCTTCCAACTCTGTCGAGCCGCTGTGTTGCCAGCGGTTCATTAAATCTTCTTTTAGTACGTCAAATGCTTCTTGGTACAACGGGTCGGTTAGAATGCGGTTCGCTTTTTCTTCCCTTAGTTCTATACTCATGTGTCTCCTATTGCTACGGCGCG